CGTTTATCCACCGACTGAAATTGCCTTTATCCATGCCTCGCAATCCTCTGTGAAGAAGTCTCTTAGGTAGGTTTGGTCGTTATCCCATTCTATTTGGTATATTTCGGGTTTGTGTCGGTTCAAAATGGTGCTTTCTCCGTTATGTTTTTAAATGTCATTGTTTCCTTGTGAAATAATTGCCTTACCACTCCCGTCTTTCCATCTTTGTTTTTGCTTACAATAATTTCAGCGACTCCATCGGTTGCCCTTCCATCTAAATCTTGTTTTATCCCATAATACTCATCCCTGTAAAGAAACAATATCACATCTGCATCTTCCTCAATGCTTCCTGACTCTCTCAAATCACTCATTTGCGGTCTTTTATTGCTTCTATCTTCAACCTTTCGGGATAGCTGAGCCAACATAACAATAGGAATATTAAGCTCTTTAGAAACTTGTTTAGCCACTTTCATTGTTTGACCCACCTCCTCGTGCATACTTCTGCCTTCACTTTTTATCAAAGTCAGAAAGTCAATGAAAATAATATCAGAACCTTTTTTAGCTAAGTTCCTGCATTTTGCTCTGAGTGATTGAGCCGTAACAACACTTGTATCATCTATAAATATCTCGTGTGAGCTTAATTCAGAACAGGCGTCCATAAACTTTTTCATTTCAGTTTCACCCATTCGCCCCGATGTTATCTTTTCAGCGGGTATTCCTGACACCTGAGATACTAACCTGATTCCTAAAGATTTATTTGATGTTTCCAGACTTAATATTCCCGTTCCTTTACCTGACTTTGAAATGGTTCTCATACAGGTCATTACTAAGGCCGTCTTTCCCATTGAGGGACGAGCACCTAAAACGTACAATTTCCCATCCTGAAAGCCGTGAAGTATATCATCAAGGTCTAACCCTGTCTTTATCCCGATAGGCTCCCCTGATTCCTGTATGCGTACTACGTGTTCAGCTACGGAGTTTAAAGTATCATGTATTGAATGGAGAGTTGTATTATCTTCTTTCTGAATAGAGAACATTAATTCCTGAGCTTTATCCAAAACCTCATAAGCATCACAAGGCTCGTAAGCCTGATTCATTACTTCATTGCAGTATTCTATCAGGGTTCTTTTAAGTGATTGCTCTTTTACTATCTCGCATAGCTTTTCAATGTTACCGCCTGACATTCGAGTAAGATCAGATACGAAATGTTCATCAAATTCAATCCCGTTCTTTTTCATCCGGTCTTCAACACTCACAATATCCACTGCATCACCGTTCATGTGGCAGTGTACCATAGCCTCAAAAACTTGCTTATGCTTGGGTGCGTAAAAATCTTCGGGCTTTAGCATCTCATATACTACATCTGAATTTTCTAATAGAAGCGTACCTAAAATACTTTCTTCTGCTGTTAAGTCTTGTGGTGGTACTTTCATATCAGTTATGGTAATTGGTTAGGTAAGGAGGTAGTGGTTCGTCTTCACCGTTCTGTTTTAATCTTTTACGGTTGTACTTTTGATAGTTGTTATTCCATGTACCCGCCTGCCTCTTCCAATTTTCTATTTTATTACCTTTACCGTTCTTCCAATCAAGTTCCTCATAATGATTAATAAAGTTATCTGCTTCTAAAGGAATATCTTCTTTTATCATATCACCTTTTTCTTTGAAGTAATCAATCAAATCCTGTTTTGATGGTATGCCATTATTCTTTTCATTCTTAACATTATTATCATTCTTGTCTGTGTTACTTGCTTGTTCCCTGCCTGTTACTTGCTTGTTACTTGCATGTTCCTTTGCCTGTTCCTTTGCATTTTTTGATTCCTGATAACTTGACCAATTACATATACTTACAATAGAGTAATGGCTGTTACTTTGGATGTTAACATTTCCCATCTTTTCTAATTTCTGCATTCGTTTATATAATGTTGATGGATTCATACCCAAGTCTTTAGAGCAGGATTTTCTACCAAATATAAATTCACCTGATCTTATTTCCACTTCTGTTTCTCCTTTTCCTGTAACTATATTCACATAGTTTTTTTCGTGGTTAGCTCGGCATAAACAATATATCCAAACTTTTAAAAGCCCTTCATTAGCAAACACCCTGCTATCCAATAATTTACGATGTAGTTTAATCCAGCCTTCACTCATACTTCTAAATATTCGGTTAGGCTTATAATTAAATTCGTGTATTCATCAGGCGTTGGGCCTGCCTCTATAATGATAATCTTTAGCCTCTCGTAAGCTAATATCTTTTCGTAGTCGGTAAGCTCTGAGGGTTCAAGTACGTTCAACTCGTTTATTAGGTAGTCTTGGAAGTCTATTTTACTCATCGTTATTTCTCCATTCACCATTGCCCAATAATTTATCCAACATACAGGAGCTTTCGTTTTTACCGCCAATCTTATTTAGATTTATAACAAACTTATCAAAATTAAACCCATCCTCTTCAAAACACTTAGCGAACACATACATTAGCTTGTATCTGTATAGCCCGAAATCCATAGTCGAATTACAAAACTCATTCTGCTTTTCAGATATGCTAAAATCACAATGCATTGGTATCTCATGCTCTTTGCATATTTGGATAATTTCAGCCATTAAGGGGCTTATTTTATCATCGTATATCTTTTCTCTTTTGTGCATAATTAAAATCCGTAGTTAATAAAAAAGGCAACTCCCTTTAAGCCCTACGGAGACTCAAAAGTGTTGCCTTTTAATTTGGAGTTAAAATCCTGTAAACGTTCCGTAGCCATTTAAAGGATTACTCGATTCAATAAGTCTAGCTCGATATACTGCAAGCGTTCAGTTAAAAAAACACCACCCCCACAACTCTCGGTTGCTTAAGTGGTTCTCTCAAATATAACCTTAATTTCCATTAGGTGCAACATGGATAAAAACATAGGCACTTGTTTATAAGTGTAGAGGTTCTTGTCAGGAATTTAATCAACATTTCTGACGGGTAATTAAGAAATATACCCGTACTACTTCAATATTTTGATAAAAACGCAATAGATCATTATTTTAAGGCAAAACAGATATAAATAATGAATAAAAATAAGAAGATAATTTATTGTCTTAGGTGCCCATTTACAAACGAAGTGCATTATATAGGCAAAACAACGCAAGGAATGACAAGACCGCTACAGCATATGTCTGATTCTCATAATAAAAAAGTAACTATATGGGTAGATGAATTAAAAAAGATAGGCTATAAACCTAAATTAGAAATTTTATCCTCTGTTTCTGATAATGAAAATTTAGATGATAAGGAACTTTTTTGGTGCCAAAGGTTTATAAATAAGGGTCATAATTTATTAAATTCAAATTTAGTTCACCCTTTGTTGGTAACAGATAAAACTAAAGAGTTAATTTCTGACACATTAAATGTAGAATTAAATATAGACGAAATTGCTAATTTAATTAAGTCTCGAAGAAAAGCATTAGAAGTGACTCAAGAGGATTTCGCAAATAAAACAGGTATAGGCTTAAAGACATTAAGAAAAATAGAGCAGTTTAAAACTAATATAATGCTTGAGCCACTACTATCTGTATTATCAATGTTTGGTATGACTCTGGACGTAAAAAAAATTAAATAACCCCGTTCAGGTTCAATACCCGATATTGGCAATTATAGGATAATAAGCCTGTATGAAAGATACTGCAATAAAAATCGCAGGTGATCGCTTTAATTTAATGCACGATAAAACGTAATACCTTAATTTAGCAATTTACTAATGTATGAGTTATCGACACGTTTTTGGAATGTGTCTATGTTATCGACATAAACCGCAAAACAACCCGCAATTTAGTTTAATTTGGTGCGTGTAGGTATAGTATTAATAGACTTTTTAAACCAGCAAAAGAACCCGTAATGTTTCCAAATTATTGTCACTATTCTAATAAAGTGCCAATAATTAGAATAAGGATTTGTTTTATCTCGGAACAGAGCTTGTAATAGTTTTCTTATCTTCTTTCGTTAAAGATGTTTTACGGCTCCGTGTTATGCTTCCACAATCTTGACACCTGTAAGCAATGTAACTATTGACCGTTGTCTCATAGGTTCCTTCACGGTTTAATTTCGTGCTTGCACATGATGGGCATGTAGTGGTATCTGATTCGATGTATAACCCTAAATTTGGGTGAGGCTGTATAAATGGTCTTAGTTTTAAATACACATCTTCTAAAACTCTTACATCTTGATCGCAATACTTTTGCATTTTATCAAGCTGGTCTTTATCCCCTGCAATGCAATCAATCCACATCTGAAAATCAGTATCGCTTTTTTGTGAAACCCCTAAGTATTCTGCTATGAAAGACAGCTTTAGAGAGCTTAAATTTAACCTCTTACGTGCGCTCTTGTAGGTATCAATGCTACGGTATGGCATAGGTAAGTTAAGACCGTATTTAATAAACCTACCGTTCATCTTTTTAATATCGAACTTATCTCCGTTGTGCGTTATTACAATATCAGCTTCGTTTAATAAATTCCATAACTCAGATACAATTCGTTTATCATCTTGGTTAACAGCTTCATCGGGAGTTACGCTTGCGCTTATAATATCATTTTCAAATAGCCATTTAGCACTCCAGCAAATCACAAACCAATCCTGAACTATATTTGACGGGTTTATATACCCCCTCTGTTTAAGTTGCCAAATGTATGCAATCATGGGAGAGGTTTCGATATCGAATAGTAATATCTTTCTTGGCTGTAACTCTATTTCATCGGAGGGGGTTCTTTCAGATAATGCCATGCCCCACCTATCGTATGCGTTCCTGACAGATCGTGACGTAGTGCCTTTAAACTCATCGTGTACTTTTTGTAGCTCCCCTAATATCTCCCTTGAATTCAAACCGTCATTGTATAATTTAACCATTAACGGCTTATACTTATCCCAATCTATCATTGCAACGTATTTATTTATGTTTGCCAAATATAGCCAAAAAAAAAGCCACCACCAATTAAGGCAGTGGCTACTCCACATTGCCTGATGTCAGGACTTGTTCTGCTTTTGCAGATTCGTTTTAGCCCTCTCAATACTTGCTAATGTTTCGCATGTATAATGAGAGCATGTTTTAGATTCTTGACTTGCTTTGTTTGAACAGTATTTACATTT